TAATTTAGATGGGAGATATACTGAAGTACAAGATATTGCAACAACAAGTGGAACTATTAATCTTGATGCATCTTCTTATGCTGCGTTTAATCTTACAGGGAATTTGACTACTGCTACTTTAAATATACAAGGTATAAAAACAGGCCAAGTAATAGATATCTTACTTTCAGGTACTTTGTCAAGTGCTGTATTAACTTTAGCAGACGATTTTACTACTTCAGCTATTAATAAAGTAGGAAGTAACGACTTAGACACTACAGGAACTAATTTAATCCAAGTACTCTGCGTAGACGATACAGACTCAGACGCTATTTTAACTTGGGCAGTAGCAACTTATACAACCGATACAAGCGCATAATTATGAAGGCAATACAAATAAATGGAGCAATAAAAAGATACACATCTATTCCCAAGGCTTGGGGTAGTGTTATCGCAGGTTTTAATTTACTATCTTCTTCCGATTGGGAGGCAGCAGGATTTTATGACGTAGTTACTCCTAGTTATGATTCTGCGACTCAATACCTAGGAGACTTAGAGTGGGATGCCGATAGTAGTACTTTTACTTATCCCGTAATAAATAGAACTTGGACACAAACAGTAGCTGAACTTAAAGAGGCAAAGATTACTAACCTAAAGGCTATCTATAATAGAAAACTATCCGAGACGGATTGGTATATTGTAAGAGAGGCAGAAGGCGGAACAGCAACACCTCAATCTATATTAGACGATAGAGCAGCATTAAGAACTGAATGTGGAACTAAAGAAGGGGAGATTAACGCACTTACAACTAAAGCAGCGGTAGTTTCTTATTCTTTACCAAATCTTGACTAAATGGGATTTAATAAAAAATTCTTTACAACAGGAGGTATTGTAGCCTCTACACCACCTGCAGCAGCAGGACTTGACCCTTTACAAAACTTTGAAACTGTAACCTATACAGGGAATGGTAGTACACAAAAGATAACAGGGTATATAAGAAAGGGTGCTGCTTTTAATGGGAGTAGTAGTTATATACAGGCAGATGGAATATTTTCATCAAGTCCAAGTGTTATGTCAGTTTCTGTTTGGTTTAGAACAACTGTAGATGGAAACATATTAGACATAGGGGATAATAGTATAACAGCAGCCCAAAACAGGATATTTTTTTCAGGAGGTTTATTATATGTTACTATAAACGATGGCGATGGCGGTTTTGTAACAACATCAGCCACAGGACTACAAGACGGTAATTGGCATCATATAGTAGCAGTTTGGGATGATGGAACTGTTACAAATGGGATAAAAATGTATATAGATGGAGCAACTACTCCTACTGCGCAAGGAAATTCCACACAAAGTTTTAATAGTGCTTTAGATTTATTTATAGGAGCAAATGATAATAGAGGTGCTTTAGGAACTCCTGTTATTAGACAATATTTGAATGGAGGTATAGACCAAGTAAGAATTTTTAACAAAGCATTAAGCAGCGGAGAAGTAACTACTCTATATGGAGAAACCTACGCAAGTAGTACTAAATCAACTACGGATATATTTAATGATGGTTCAGGTGTTGCTTTATATGAGTTAGATGAAGATGCGTTAAGCAGTAACTTTGAACAAGCTGCGGTGTTTAATGGGAGTAGTAGTAGAATAAATTACAGTTCTATTTTTACAGGAGAAGAAATCAGAAGCTATTCGTTTTGGTTTAATACAGATTCTAATAATACAGGAACTGTTTTTATTTCAGGAGGAAAATTACAATTTAGTATAGACCCTGACGCAACTAATTCTGTTATAATATATAAATGGAAAAATGGTCAATCACAATTTACTACGGGCACTCCTAATAACTTGCGACAGGGAGTTGCCAATCCTACAATAAACCTAAATCAATGGTATCACGGAGTAGTAATTATGAGCGGTACAGCCGATGATGATTTTTCATTTTATTTAAACGGAAGTTCAGTAGCGCTAACATATTCAGATAATTATACAGCAGGATATACAAATGATGGGGATTGGATTGGAACAAATGGTAGGTTTCAAAATGTATATTACTTAAATTTTTCAGGCAAAATAGACCAAGTAAGAATCTACTCATCAGAATTAGGTAGTGGAGACGTTACAAAACTGTATAAAGAATCAGCAGATGTACCAACTGCTAACCTTGTTGCTCATTACAAATTAGATGGAAATGCAGAAGATGTATTAGATACTTATGATGGTACTGCAAGTAACGTAACCTATTCAGCAGGAGTATATGGAGGAACACCTACCAACGTAAACTTTTTAGGTATGGCATTCCAACCTGATTTGGTTTGGATAAAGAATAGAATTGACTCTACTAACCACGTTTTGCACGATTCTGTAAGAGGTACAAGCAGTATCTTATATTCTGACCTAACAAATGTTGCAGATGTTGGTTCTAATTTTCAAAGTTTTGATACTAATGGATTTACGGTAGGTGGAAGTAATTATTATAATGGTCTTAATGATGGTATGGTTGCTTGGTGTTGGAAAGCAGGAGGTGCAGCAGTATCAAACACAGATGGAAGTATAACAAGTCAAGTTAGTGCAAATCAAAATGCAGGGTTTAGTATAGGAATTTATAGCGGTAATAGTACTGCAGGGGCAACAATAGGACACGGACTCTCTTCTACACCTGAATTAATAATAGTAAAATTAAGAAGCGGTATCCCTCCAAAGGCTTGGACAGTATACCATAAAGATTTAGGTAATACTGATTATTTGTATCTTAATAGCAACAGTGGAGCAAATACTTATAATTTTTGGAATAATACTTCCCCAACTGATTCTGTTTTTAGTGTTTCATCAGATACAAATGTAAATTCATCAAGTGGCAATTACGTTTTTTATGCCTTCCATTCAGTAGATGGGTATCAGCGTATCTCATCCTATAATGGAACAAGTGCAACAAACAGGATATACACTACTGATGATGGAACTTCTACAGGAAATGGTGGGTTTAGACCAAGATTTCTTTTAATAAAAAAATATACAGGAGCGGATGATTGGATAATCTACGACAGCACAAGGGGAGAAGATTTAAAATTAAGACCCAATACAAGTGACGTAGAAAGTTCTTTAAGAGATGATTTAGATTTTGAAGATGATGGATTTACATTATATGGCAGTTATGGATTATCTAATGCAAGTGGTCAATCATACATCTATTTAGCAATAGCATAAACAATGGAAAATTTGAAGATATACGGATTCAACGCAATAGCATTAGCATTATCTATAACGGAGATTAATCCCTATCTTCAGACGATTTCTCTTCTCTTAGCAATAGGATATACAGTAATTTCAATAAGCAAGAAACTAAAATGAGCAGTAAAATAGATATTAACGGAGACGGAAAAGCTGACTTTAGTATTAGTATTACACAGATAATTACAATAGCTGCAATGTTTGCTTCTATTATAGGGTCTTACTATACTCTATCTAATAGGATAACTATTGCAGAGGAAGAGGTTAGCAAGTTAATGTACAACCAAAAGGAGTACACTTGGAAAAACCAAAGAGCCTTAGAAGATGAGGTTAAGGCTATGAAGTTAGAAATGAGAGACTTTATGAAAGACCTTGAGTGGATTCAAAAAGATAAAAGGAAATAAGTTGCCCTTAAAGACAGCTTTTATATATTAATAAGAAATATATTACTTATGGAAACGATAGTTATTATTTTATCAATCTTGTTATTTGCCGTTGTTATTATGATGGGATTAACAGTTTACGGACTTTTCTCAGATAAAGACAAGGATGGTATTCCTGATGCTTTAGAAGCAAAGTTCAAGGAACTAAAAGAAGAAATTAGTAAACTAAAAAAATGAAGTACTTTACTCTTGATGAGTTTGACTGTCCTTCTTTGCCTAATTCAGGTAAGAATATGGACACAAACTTCCTTACAAAACTTGAAGAGGCAAGAGAGATTGCAGGTGTACCCTTTAAAATCACATCAGGGTATCGCACAAAAGAACACAACGAAGCAGTCGGTGGAGTGGCTAATTCCTCACATCTTATTGGAGTTGCAGCCGACATTGCAGTATCAAGTGGAAGTAAAAGATACATTATCCTTAATGCTTTGCTTAAAGCAGGATTTAAACGCATTGGAGTTGCAAAGACTTTCATCCATTGTGACACCGACCCTAACAAACCTAACTCCGTTTGGACTTACTAATACTGTAGGTAATACGCTATGGGTAAAGCATTAAATCGTAGAGGTAAATACAGTCATTGTACAAGAGCGCAAAAGAACGGTAGAAACAAACCTGCTAAGAAGAAATGA